TTACAAATAGAAGAAAGGCCAAGATAGTGAGTTTAAAAAAACATTTAGAAGAATTTGATAAAAATTTTGACGAATCTTTAGATTATAAAGTTAGTTCTAAGGATGTTGTTACTTTTAATTCTGATGGAAATATAAAATTTTTTAAAGAGCAATATAAAAATGAATTAGCAGAAAAAGATAGAGTGATTGAAAATTTAAAACAAGAATTAAATTCACAATGGTTGACAAATCAAACTGCATTTAATACAAAAAAATTATATGAAGATAAAATTAAAAAAATGGATATTGTGGATAGTACAAATTTAATTCCTACATTAATGGAAGTATCAAAACAAAAACAAGGTGATGTAAAATTAGATTGGATGAGTTGGTTAGAAATACCAGAAAGTAATTATTTATTTCAAATAAATGAAAGTTTAGCTAGAAAAGTATTTCAAGAAAATAATCTTTTAATAGATAAACTTAAATATAAAAAAGGAAGAGGTGGAGTCGCACCCGATGTTGAAAATTACAATATACAATTCGGTGGTGCTGAAGGAAATAGAGCGTTTGTAAGAACTAACTTTAATCCTGATACTTTTAGCCTTAATTTAGGATATACGGTTTCTTATTGGGTTAGACCAGATGAGGTAGGAGATGT